GCGACTCGCCCAATTTACTCTGTGGGTAATCTTGGCGCTTCTTTGGCCAGAACTGGCAGCGGCATGGACTCATGGGGTTTCGGCCGGCGCGCCTTTCGTCTATGTCCTCGATACCTATCCGGCGTCTCCGGGGGCGTGGACATCGGCCTATTCGCTGCGTCAACTCAAGTCCGCGTATGGCGGGGCGGCCATCCAGCTTCAGCGATCGAGCGACAGTGCGACGCAGGACATCGGGTTTTCGAATGGTGCTCCGGACCAGACGACACCGGGAATGTTCTGCTCCATGGCGAGTCTGACTGTCGGATACACCAGTTCGCGTGTGGCGCTTCCGGCCGGAACGCAACTGCATATCGTCAACACGAGCCAATACCCTATGTTCTACGCGCTTGGAAATTCGAGCGTGACGGCGACGACCAGCAGCACATGGCTGACGGCGTACAACGGAACCAACGTGGCTGTCGGAGCGAATACCTATGTCGCCGCGATCACGGCCGCGCCGGGATCGACGACATGGACGGGGAAACTTTTCGTGAGCAACTGCGGGGTGTCGATCCGCTACGATCAGGTAAATGCGAACAATTTGACCCAGGCGACGCTCGCCAACCAGATGGGCTACCTGCCAGGCACGTATACAGATAGTGGTCTTCCGGTCATCGTCGGGTGTCCCACTTGCGGAATGACGGCGGCGGACAGCGCAAGCTACAAGACTGGCACGGTCGAGCAGTTCAGCGTCTTTGGCATGGGGCTTTATGATTGGGGGACCGGACCTAATTTCAGTGCGTCTGTCGGCTACCCTTCGACTACATCATCAGATGCCGCGACAATGCGGTGGGGCTTGTCGAATGCAGCAGATTTGGGGAATATCGGAGAGAACATAAACGCGAACTGGAACTCGACTAACCAGCAGGGTTTTGCAGGGGTCTATCGGGCAAACCTGTGGCAGTACGATGCAACGACGTCCGACGCGAGTATCCGGACCAACACGTCTGTATTCAGGTCGGGCGGCGGGGCGACGATCACCTATCCGAACGTGGTCGGGCTCTACTTCGGAAAGGACGCAGCGGGGCATTCCTTTCGTGGTTACTACGCCGAGGATCTGATTGCGAGCGGGACGCAGACGGCGCGAAACACCATCTCGACCAACCAGAGTGGCTATTGGGGGGTCTCCAATCCTCCGGCGACGCTGACGAATCCGCTAGGCGACGGGTACAATTGGGCTCCCGGCTACAGCGCCCCGAACAACGCTCAGTACACGGTCAACGGCACGGTCTACGATTCCGAGGCCGCCTGGATGGGATGGTCGCAGTGGCGGGCGACGAATACGACTACGGCCAGCGGTCAGCTCGGTGATTTGTGGCGGTTCGACATGCGTCCAGACGATATCTGGAACGGAACCGAGCGCAGTGAATTGGATGGTTATCGGACAGATTATCCGCAGAACACGACGATCTGGATAGCCTACGCAGTCTATTTAGAGCCCGGCGCTACCGTATGTCATTCATCGTGCAGCCCGCAAAATTCCTGGAACATCGTGGGGCAGTTCCACGTCACGTCGGGAGCGATTTGCTGCACATTCAATACAATGGCATGGGCGCAGACAGGAAGCACCGAGGTATTCGAGACGCAGACCTACAATAATAGCGGAGGAACCTCTGATTACCGCAGCCCCGCGATCAGCCGAGGTCGATGGTACCACTTTCTATACAAGGTCTATATGTCGTCGAGCGGGAGCGCTGATACGTTCGACGTGTGGCTTGATCCTGTGACGCCGCGCACGATGTCGCATGAGATAGCACAATCTGGATCTCTGTTCTACGCCGGAAACATCGGCGGGAGTTATTGGAAATACGGGATTTATCGCGGCAATCCTCCGGTTTTAGTTGAGCAGGCCATAGATTACGCCAATATGCAGGTTTGCTCGTCGGGAGCGGACTGCACGGCGAAGTACGGCGTGAGCGATCTGAGTGCGCTCGAAACGACACCGCTGGCAGATCAAGCCGATCCATGAACGCGCTTCAGGCATTCCTTCTTGCGGTTCTGGCGATGACCATATCGCCCGCGCAGGCTTGGCCTGTTCATGGCAGCGCGGCATCCGGCCCGGCCTTCGCCTCCATCCCGATCGGGGGCGGCGGCTACGTCACCGGAATGAGCATGGCGAACGACGGGACGATGGTTGTCCGTGTCGACGTCGGCACCGCTTATGTGAGCACGACCTCGAAGAAGAGCGCCGCTCTGCAAGGCTGGACGAACGTCATTACGTCGGCTTCGATGCCCTCAGGTTCCTGGGGTTACTCTGGGGGTAATGCAGGGGGAACTTACATCGACACGACGGGGGGAGCACTCGGGCCGTATGAAATCGTGGTAGCCCCGGGGAACAGCCAAGTCATGTACATGCTATGGCAGGGCAAGATGTACGTGACGCAGAACCAAGGCGCGTCATGGACGCTCATGTCGAACTTCCCCGCCATTACCTACTCGGTGAGCGACAACAACAGCAATTACTGCCGCGCTTTCCAGAAGAAGATGGCGGTTGACCCGAACAACGCAAATGTCGTCTACATCGGGACGCCGATCAATGGGCTCTACGTCACCCACAACGGCCTGAGCGGGGGAAGCGCGACCTTCATACAGGTCTCGACTGCGACCATTCCCGCGACCGTGCGCGACGGGATCATGGCGATCACCATCGACCCAAACTCCGGAACGACGGGCGGCGTAACCAACCACATCATCCTCGGTGACGGAGGAACCAACTACGAAAGCACGAATGCGGGGGCCTCATGGGTGGCGGTGGCAGCGGGCGGCCCGGGATGGATCACTGACGGGGCCTTCGACGCCTCGGGCAACTTCTACGCGCCGAACTACGGGACGAACACCTGCACGACCGGCACTGTGACGTGGGGCAATGTCTACATGTATTCTGGCGGTACGTGGTATGACACCGGATCGGGAGCGGGTGTTTCGACCGTCTCCATTGATCCGTTCGATCCGACTTGGATCGCCGGCTGGGGGAACCACGGTTGCAATTTCAACCAAGGCACGATCAACACTGGCGCGCACACGATCACATGGAACGGCCCTTACTTCTCGATGCCGACCAGTGGCAGCGTCCCGCCGAGCGACAACGGGTGGCTCTCGAACACGCGCTCGGGGAGCACTTGCCAGGCGGGTGGCGGGATGGCGTTCGATCCAGTCAACTCCGGTTTTGTCTGGATGACTATGGGCTACGGGGTGCTGTACGCGAACCCCGCGAGCAAGACGACCGCACCGAGCATCTATGTCGTGCGCTCGACGGGCGTCGAGAACATGGTCACGCAGGCGATCAAGACCTGCGCGGGCTACTCGAACGATGTTCTTTTGGCGGTCGAGGATCAGCAGGTCTTCACCGACACGAATTTCTCGGCCGCGCCCGGATCGAGCACGCCGCAGCTTGGCAGTCGCATCTACAACTCGGCCGCTTGGATGATGGACGCTTCGCTCTCGTCAGCGGGGGTAGCGGCGGCCCTCAGCACTGGATATTATATCAGCCCGACAGGCAATTACTCCGGCTATTCGACCAACTGCGGCGGCACTTGGACGCAGTTCTCGACCAAGCCGACGACGTCGGACAGCGGCGACATCATCGCGATCGACACGACGCATTTTGTCGTGCAGCAGAGCGACACGGTGAAGTACACGGCGAACGCCGGGAGTACATGGAGCGCGGCGAGCGGGCTTCCGGCGGCGCTGAACTGCCCCAATACCTTCTATTCCCCGACGCAGTGCATGGCACAGGACGCGGCAGGAACGGCCTACTTCTACGCCGGCGCGAACGGGACTTACAAGAGCACCGACAAGGGCGCGACATGGGTGCAATCGAGTCCGCAGTACCTCGACAACACGCGGTTGGAGTTCTACTCTGGCAAGATCGAGTGCGTGCCGGAGGTCGCAGGTTACTGCTTCCTATCGGCAGGATACAATAGCTGGGGGCCGTTTCCGTCCTCGCACCATCTCTGGGAGACGACGAATAGCGCGGCGAGCTGGGCTGCGGTCGCCAACGTGACGGACGCCTGGGCATTCGGTTTTGGCGCCGTAGCTCCGGGCTACGCCTATCCGACGCTGTGGTTGTTCGGCTTCGTGGACACCGGCGGCGGAGCGAAGTTCGGCCTCTGGCGCTCACGCGACCTTGGCGTCTCCGACTGGACGTACTATGGCTATTTCCCCGGAGGACAGATCGACACGCCGAGGACGATGAGCGGCGACCTCAACGACGCCACCAAGGTCTATTGGGGGCTCGACTGCTGTAGCTTCATGGTCGGGAGCGGGTTGCAATGAGCACAGTCGAAAATAATTTAATAAAGGCAGCATGGTCACTTTCTAAGACTAATAACGAGATATGGCATATGTTTATTGAAACATTAAATGACTACACTATTGACAGATTGGAACGTGCAACTGGTTCACCGACACCCGAAATACATGTATCTGTAGGGATGGCGAGACAGGCACTAGAGTTCTATAAACAGATGAACTCATTAGATACTCTATATGAAAAGATACGGCAACAGGAACAGCGAAAATAACTCTCAGAGTAATGAGTGAAGAACATGGCAAACGAACAGACAGTTACTAGAACGACAAAGACACCAGATCCCGGTGTTAAACTACCAGAAGCAGTAGTACGTGCTGCTGCAAGAGCGGCTGAATTATCAGAACAGCAGAAGACTCGTTCGGCTGCGGGTAATACAGCGCAAATGTCTTTTGTTGATATAAATTCTCCTCTGCCGCCTATAGCACCCACACCTACACCCGCACCTGCTGCACCTACACCCGCACCTGCTGCACCTACACCCGCACCTGCTGCACCTACACCTACCAAAACTTACTCTGAGAGTGAGTTTAGGGCTATGGTTGGTCGCTTCGAGAAAGCACAACAGGATAACCAAAATCTTATTAAACGTGTAAATGAGATGCAGCGTTTACTTGCTACAGTTGGATCTGTTGATCCACGTACAACTGGAGCAGGACGTGGGGATGTTACATTTACCCCACCTACCGCACCACGTAAATATATCACTCCGAAAGACGAGCAAGAATGGAGTGCTGAATTTATAGATGTAGCTCGTAGAGCGGCAAAAGAAGTAGTTGAAGACGAGGTAGCTTCTATTCGTGGTGAGGTAACACAAGTACGGCAGTCACTAGGAAGTGTTCAACAAAATATCGTTATGGATGCTCAACAGAATGTTTGGTCAGAACTGAACAAAGAAGTTCCTGATTGGGCAACTCAGAATGAAGATAGTGGGTTTAAAAATTGGCTTGGTCAGATTGATCCATTATCTGGGATGCAAAGACAAACTCTCTTGATGGATGCTTTCAATAACGGACAAGCATCACGTGTTGTGGCAGCTTTCAAGGGATATAAGGCAGAATTGGCTGCTTCTGGTCCTGCGCAGACTGGAAGATCGTCGTCGGGCAACGGGGCAGAAAGCCCTGGGGGTCAGAACGCGACTGACTCTCGGAGTAATCCTGCTACCACCCCGACGATTGATCTTACGAGTCTTGCAGCACCAGGCAGAGCAAGATCTGGACAGGTACAATCCTCTCCTGATAAGCCGATTATAACTGGTGCAGAAATTGCTCAGTTCTACTCAGATGTTACTCGTGGAAGATATGCTGATCCTGAAGGTAAGCGCCCATACAGCGCAGAATACTATCAGATTGAAGCACAAATCCAAGATGCAATGAGAGAAGGGCGTGTTCGTCGTTAATATAAACTCGGGCTTATAGGAGAAATATCATGGCCTTGGGTCTTGCTGGTGCAGGTACAACCCCTCCACTATATCCGGCTGGTAGTCTTAATCCTGACTATGTTGCCGCAGGGTTCGTTCCTGAAATTTGGTCTGGGAAGCTGATTGAGAAGTTCTACGCTGCCACCGTTTTGGCTGCTATCTCCAACACTGATTATGAAGGAGAAATCAAGTCTTACGGTGATCGCGTAAAAATCCGTACAAAGCCTACTATCGTCATCAATGACTATCTCGTTGGTGGTGACTTGGCATTGCAGCGTCCTGTTGGTAGCAATACAGAACTTACTATTGACCAAGGGAAGTATTTCGCTACTATTCTTGACGATGTAATCGAAAAACAGTCTGATATTAATAATCTTAGTATCTGGGCTGATGATGCCTCGGAGCAGATGAAGATCAAAGTAGACACTGATGTGTTGAACTGGCTTCATAGTGGTAATGGAGGTCTTCCGTGGGCTGATACGCATAATGCTGGATTGACTGCTGGCATTATCTCTGGAAATATTAACCTTGGTGTAACTGGAACACCACTTGCTGCTGTCGGTCGTAACCCGGCAGTGGGACAGGTAGAAATGATCGACGTCATCTTGCGACTTGGGCAGGCGCTTGATGAACAGAATATTCCTGAAACTGGTCGTTGGATTGTGATGCCTACGTGGGCGTCATTCCAGATTAAACGATCGGAACTTCGTGAAGTGTTCTTGTCTGGCGATCAGGTTAGTATCCTTCGGAATGGTAGGTTTGGACAAGTTGATCGTTTCACGATCTATGCGTCCAATCTCCTTCCGAGTGGTCCATCAGGATCAGCAGGTCTTGCTGCAACTGAATGGGTTATCTATGCGGGTCACGCACATGGTATCACATTTGCTTCGCAGCTTACCAATGTTGAGACACTTCGCTCCGAACGTACATTTGGACAAATCTTGCGAGGGCTCCAAGTGTATGGTCGTCAGGGATTGCCTGCGCCTCCGTTGGGTGTCGTTGCTCTTGCGGAAGCAGTGGTTGTCCAGGCAGGTCCATAACACCAAGAGCCTCCTCCCTCTTGGTGTTCACTGTGGGAGAGGAATATAAAAACCTCTCCCGCATCTTTACCCCAGGAGTAATATTGAGGGTAATATGACACAATATTTCCCTGTCAGTCAATACATAGCGGACACTCGATCTTTCTTACAAGATTTGATCGGGCCTCCATATCGTTATTCTGACGATAATATTGTTACTGCCCTTAATGATGCTGTGGGTGAGATAGCCAGGGTACGTCCAGATATTTTCCTCGATTATAAGTATTTATTTCCTTTGCCGCGTCAGTCTCCTATCAATGATATGGTGCCAGGATTATTTTCAAGTGCAAAACCAACAGATACCGTTCCTGTTGATCGTAAATATTACCAACCTATAATATGGTATATGTCTGGGTTATTGCAATTCTGGGACGTAGACGATACACAAGATGTAAGAGGGCAGACTTTCCATCAGAAATTCCTCGGAAGTTTAATGAGCTTGGCTGCATGATATGGCAACGAATACTCAAAATAGAATTATCGACGGTGCCAGGATAACTTGTCCCGGCGCTCTTGATGGTATGTTGAATGCAGCATTATTTGATGCCATGAAAGAATTTTTTGCCCGTAGCAATTCATGGTTATTCCAAGTTGTTGTGCCAATTGTCCCTACTGCTAATGACTACGTGATCGAAACTGGACAACCTGTTGTAGTGAACAGGTTAATTCAGGTAGAACGACCAAGTGTACCCCCTCCCTT